AATAATCCAATGATAAAATGGTTTGAAAACTTTCTGTATGCCACTAAATGATTGAAATCCAGTTGGTGTCTTTACTTTTATATTGTTGTTTATTTTATACATTTACCCAACACTCCTTTAATATAATACGTTTCATTCCTTGTGGTGTTATATTATAATCACTACAGTATTTCTTACAAAATGCTTGAATATAAGACATTTTTCTTCCATTTTTCACTACATCTCCAACACCATCAACATGTGGTTGTTCTTGATACAAGTTTCTTATTTGTGTGATTTGTTTGTCAGTAAGTTTTCTGCTCCAAGCAATACCTTTTCTTGTATTACTAAACTTTTGGATAGTTTCTTCACTAAAACATCCCTTTTTACCTTTATTCCAAGGTACATTTCCTTTCTTTACTCCCCCAATACCCTTTCTTTCATAATCATCAAATCCTTCCCCACCAGAGGATTTATTCCATCCATTTCTATATGTATCATACTTATCTATATTTTCTATTTCCAACATTTTGGCATCAGATACTTTAAGATTTTCGTATAAAATCTCAAATGTGTGTGGTGGTTTTAATCTTTTGTGGTCTCTTTTCCTAACATCAATCTGTTGTGTTTGTCCAACATATTTGACATTGCCATAATCATCTCTCAATAAGTAAATATAATACATAACTTTTATTTTTATTTATAATCCAAGAAACTCACATTGTATTGTATAAATCCTCTATCCTCATCTCACCGATAACATCATCTTTCTCAACTTCTACCAATGTATCACCTCTAACACATTCAAATTCTTGAGTGAACTGTCTTGCTGACGTGTTTTTAATTGTCTCTTCTTTCCACTTGGCATCTCTACCAGGAACTTGAGACCAGTGTACTTCGTGATATGTGTAATCATTTCTCCCGCTTAGAGCATCCTGCCACATCTTATAGAAGTGGTTCATGCCATAAGGTGTGGAGATGATTATGACTTTCGTTGATTTACCAGAAGTAATAGTAGGATAAACAGAGGCAAAGAACGAGTCAGCAATGTGATTCGGGACGAAAGCGAACTCGTCGAGAAAGATGATGTTGAACGACATGCCTCGGACAGCACTCGCAGATGTAGAAGCTGCCAATATCTTACTGCCATTTTCTAACTCAATGTTACCTTTGTTCCATACTACCACACCCTGTTGGATCCACTTAGGTAGATTCTCGTATGCTATAGCTAATCTTGCCAAAAGATCTCTAGCAGTAGATGCTTTGTTTGCTAGGATACCAATGTTAACGTTGTCATTGAATAGAATATAATGTAGCAGATAAGATACTACTGTAGTAGACTTGCCAGTCTGTCTAGGTAGTTTAGCAATATTAAATCTATTGTTATGAAATTTTTTAATTAATTCTTCTTGGAAGTCCCACATATTGAAAGGTACTAGACCTTCGTCAAGTGAAACGATCTTTACGTAATTACGAGTAAAGTATACAGGATCTTTCTTACACTTAATATACTCTTTGATCTGATCTTTGGTAAAATCAAACTGTACGTTCGCTTTTTTTAGAAGCGGATTACCAAGATAGATGTCGTCTCCAGCACCCATTACATACTATTCATATGTAATTATTTATCCCACCACTTCTCTTCACCGTTCTTGTACTTCTCTCCAAACCCTTCTAGATCCGCCATACGTTTCTCCCAGTTGTCTCCACCTTCGGATCCTTTCAGTTGATTAATAAGCGTTATCTATAATCTGTCCTATCTCCATATTCTTCTTCCTCTTCATCAACGTCTGCATATGCATTGACCACGAAGGGTCCTCGTTTTCGGGAATGTTCTTTTCCGACATAAGAAAATTCAGAATTGACGGCAGATACCCAAACAGTAAGTTTCATTACGATAAAAATTAAAACCAGAGGTGATAAGCAACCGATTAAAGTTACTGGATTCATTTATATTTCCTCGCAAAAGATTCCCAGTGTTCCCAACCATATTTATGTGTGTAATCTAATACATTTCATAAGCTTGACTAAAAGGTCTCATCCCTTGTCTCTTTTCGTGTCTCTCTTGAAGCTCTTTGAACTTTTCTATATTATCTTGTTTTCTTTTTAAATCGTCTATCTTTTTCTGAACTTCTTCCAGTTCCTTTTGGATATCCATTGTAGTTTAAAATACTGCACTTATGACCTCCCCACCAAAAGCTACACGGTGAGTTGTGGATCTAAGTGCATCTATTTATACACTTTATGCCTCTATAGCACTATTAGTTACTGGATTCATTTATATTTCCTTGCAAAAGATTCCCAGTGTTATCTCCAATTATTTATGGTTCGTCAAATAATACTTCATTTATGTACTGGTCTGCCCAACTTACACCAAAGTAAGATTCTAAAATTTTTCTAGTTTTATCATTCTTCTTCTGATTATAACAGTAATCTGACTGTGCTACCAGTCTTTGTTCTGATCCACGACTATCCATAGTAGCTCTCCAAACAGCACCAACATATACATCTAGATATTCGTTAATTACATTACAAAATACATCAATATCTTCTTCATCATCCAATCTTGCAAACTTACAGTACGGTGAAAAAATAGTACCCCATGCAGGGATCTCTCTATTGTGTTTAAAACTATAGTATCTACTAATATCAGCGACATCTTCATATACAGGATGATTAATACCATTCACCGGAGATATATCTACAATAGCAGCAATAACAATATTCTTATTAATTATGATATCAGTACCAAAAATAGGCAGATCAAACTCAGGATCTGGATACCAAACGCAATGCAAAATATCAAGTGGTCCTAGACTAGCAATTTCCATATGTACCTTACGTAATCCAGTACACACATACATGTCATTTTCGATGGTTAAATTACCAGCATCTTTTTCTTTATAGACTAGTCTGAATTTATCATCAACATCCATTTCCTCTATGTTTGGTAGAGACTCTTGATGATTACGAATAATACCAGATAAGTCATTAATTAGCTGTCTTTCCATTCTATATTATAATTTTAGCGACGGAAGAATTGGATCAATTACCCCAATAAATCGAAGAAGACCCTCAGCAAAAAGTGCGAGAACAATCCAACCAACACACATAGAGATAATTCCAGCAGTACGATTATGCTTTCGTATTGCATCGTCAATCATCTCCTGGCATTCTTCTTTGGTTATGTAATCCTTACTCGACATGCTGCTTTGCATTCTCCCAATCTTTCTGAAAACGATCGAGTCCATCGCGTGTCAGAATATTGTCATACATTGCCCAGAATACTTTCGGGGGAAGTGTAGTAACATCAGCACCATAAGAATAGCACCGAGACACATGATGGACATCACGAAGAGATGCCGCAAGGATTTGAGATTTCAGTCCTTGCGCTTGATATGCAATCGAAATTGCTCGCACAAGCTCCACTCCACTAAAGGAATTATCATTACAGCGGCCCACAAATGGTGAGATATATGTTGCCCCTGCTTTCGCAGCAAGTAATGCTTGTGCTACTGAGAATATTAGCGTCACATTTGTCTTAACGCCCAGATGAAACAACGCTTTACATGCAATCAATCCTTCAACAGTGCAAGGAAGTTTGATAGTAATAGAATCACCTAAACTAATAAACTCTCTCGCTTGCTCAATCATTTCATCTGCAGTATCTGCCACCACTTCAGTAGAGATACTTTCAAATTGAGGATAGTATGTAATTAAATCCTCAGCGACATCAGTGAGAGACCTTCCACTTCTAAGAATCAGAGTTGGATTAGTAGTCACTCCATCAATCAAACCAGTCCTTGCCGCCTTGGCGATCTCAGACATGTCAGCAGTGTCGAGAAAAATTTTCATAGTGAATTAATAACCATTGTAATATTTAACTTGGTAGATATTATTGCCAGTGAAATGTGTGGAAGATTCAACACATTCTTCTATGTCAACACCAGAATCTTTATAATTCATTTTACTACATGCTCCCATGCAACTTTATACTTCCGGTCCCAATTATTAATATAAACGGGCATGAAAGCATTAAGTGCAAGTGTAAGGTCTACAATTTCATTAGTCCTACTATTGTCTACTGCCTCTTGTAGTTGTTCCAGCATAAAATTAAATGTAGTGATCTCTGAGAATGCAGCCTCTAGATCATTCATCAC